ACGAGAGCGTAATCAGCGTTATAAACAGTTTGCCATTCATGCCGTTCTTCGCGGTGCTTGGAATAATCGTGATGCTTTTTGCGATCGCGGGTCTTCCTAGCGCACTCAAGGGCGTGCATGGGAAGCCCTTAGATCAAGAACGCCTAGATACAGCCTTCGGTCCCGAGCCTTGCGAGGCGTGTGGGCATTTACCTGGATCTCCGGTGAGTGTCGATCATCAAAGGTCTGTAGCATGACCTCACCATTTATCAGTTTTTCAGATGGCATAAATGGCGATCGATATGATACAAAATATCAGGTCGAGGACGGGAAGATCGTTGGTCGCACAATGTCCATACAGCGCGCGATTTGGCGTGGTGGTCGCAAGGTGCGGCGTTTGCCGTTCATGAAGAAGCCGATGCGTTCAGGGCCTGAGCCTGGTGAATGGTTGCGAGTTCATTGTGCCGAGAATCCAATGCTCATGATGGTTCAAGACGGGTTGATTTCGGTTAATGACTATTTTCGGGCCGAACGTCCTGAGCCTCGCGTATTTCCTGCAACACCTTGGCGTAATCAGTGACCGGGAATGAAGTTGCGGCGCTGGTCGGCACGGGATTGTGTGTTTTGACGATCGCCGGATTTGTTTACTATTTGTGGAAGGCCGGGGGTGAGGCGCGTTAGTGCGTACACTGCGGCGGGGTGTGATGTAGCTTTGGGTCAGACTTGAACCCGGAGTTTTTTTATGTCCGCACTTTCAGAAGAACTTGCAGCAACCGGCGCGACGAATTGGGTGGCTTTGCCGAATGGTCCGAGAACAACGCGTCTTTATGGGACATGGGCTGGATCTGCGCAGCTGGAAGTGAAGGGCTCGGCTGATGCTGACGCTGATGCTTCGCCTGTCGGGGATGCGGTCACAGCCAACGGGGCGTGGAAGATCGATGTCTCGCAGTTTGATGCTGTGGTCTATCGCTGGACCTTCACCCGAACGTCCGGCACGTTGAAGGTCGCGATTGGGTAGATGACACTGCGCCGCGATATCTTGCAGCCAATCCGTGTGCCTTTGGTGGCAAGCCTGAAAGGGATTGTCGCGTCCGGCGCCGATAATCTGCTGCGATGGTCAGAGGATTTCAGTCAATCTGAGTGGACGTCCAACGCGGCCATGACGCCAAGCGCGGATCAGCTGTTGGCATCGGGTACGCTAAATGCTGAAGTGCGGCAGGACGTTATCAGGCCGACGAATGATGAAACGCTTGCATTTTCGGTGGAGCTGAAGACCAATAATGGGTCTGCGGACTGGGATCTGCTGATCGCGGAATATAACGGTAGCACCTACCTGTCTGGCACAGGCCAGGACATTATCGGTTTAAGCGGGAGCTATCAGCGAATTGAAGTTACGCGTACCGGAGTTGAGGCCACAGGCGATCGCTGGCGGGTAAGAATACGGCGGACCAATGCGGCCGGTGCTGCTGATGGTGATGCGCTTGGCGCCCGAAAAGCGCAGCTGGAAGTCGGCGCTTCGTTCACGTCTTATAGCAAAACAGAATAGCGCGTTTGTGAGTGCGTTTAAGCCGATTGGCATGTCCTGCAATCTTTCGGGAGTTCAATTCAGAACTGCCCGGTTGATTGAGAAGGAAAACCCACATGGACGACCAAACAGAAATTAAACCCGACGCACGCGTTATTGATGCGACTGGCGATACGGATATTCTGGCAAATGCTGGTGAACCAGATCCAAACGTCGTTCCTGCAGGTCCGGCCGCAACAAGCTTTGCCGATGCGGCTGCATCATTCGGTGGCTTGGACGTGATGAAGGCCCCGGATGAAGCATTGCCGGATGAGCCTGCTGAAGCTGTCGAAGAAGAAGCAGAGGTCGCCAAGGAAGAAATTGTGGCTTCACTTGAAGACGACGCTATCCCGGTAGCTGACGACGAAGGCACGCCAGAACCTGAAACGCTGCAGACCGCTGAAACAACTGGCCACGACTTCAATGCGTTGATGTTCCGCACCGCGGCGCTGAATGCGGCAGCTTCAATCTGCCAAGGTACAGGCGCTTCGGCCTATGAGGTCACAGCCAAGGCAGAAGATCTGATGGTCTGGCTTCAAGGCGACGCGAGCTCGGCGGACTTCGAAGAACCACGCGATTAAAACCTCCCCTGCGCATTGACGCATGGTGCGCAGATTACTGGCCGGGGGTGTTAAGCCCTCGGCATTTTTTTGGAGATAAATATGGCTGACAATGTTCGTCAAATGCCCGGTATTAGCCCAAGCATTAAAATGCGAGGCAGCATCCCTAACGCGGCCTTGATTGAACGATTAGAGATCATGCTCGATGAGGCAAAGGCAGGGGATCTGCAGTCGATTATTTATTCATGCCTCTATGCCGATGACGCGACGACCGGAAGCTGGGTCACGGCCGGCAACATCAAAGATGCCATGACGCTGCTCGGGCGCACGGTTGTGATCAATCAAGAATTTAGCACCATGATCCAAGACGTTCTGAGCGAATAGATAGCGATGCAAGCAAGAACGATCCATTTCAGGGGCAATGAAGACCACCCGCACGGCTCGCCAACGCTGCAGCGTTTTGTCGAAGACGAACACTGGGACGTTCAGCTGATCGAAGGACCGGTGGAGTCTGGCAAGACCACGGGCGTGATTGGCAAGCTCTACAAACTGATGTGCGAAATGCCGCGATCGCGGGATGGCAAGCGCCGCTCTCGCATCCTCGTGGTTCGCCCGACATATGGTGAGCTCTTAAACACAGTGGTCAAAGATTTCGTCGGCACGGATGAGCAGCCCGGTTGGTTTCCTGAAAAGGTCTACGGTAAGCTGACCCTGAAAGAACCGATCACGTATGAAATGCGGTTCCTTGATGTCGTTTGCGAGGTCGTCTTTCACGCCTTTATGGACGCCTCTGAACAAGTGCTTCGGAAGCTGCGCTCAACCCAGTTTACAGCCTGCTGGTACAATGAGGGCCAATACGCGCCGCTACGTCTGTTTACAGAAATGATTGACCGGACAGGACGCTATCCCTCGAAGGAAATGTGCCCCAATTATGATCGTCGCAAGCGGGCCTTCCTCGATAATAACGCGCCCTCAAAGCATGACCACTGGATCAGACTGATGCGGGGCGACGTGCCTATTCCAGCTGACCTGCCCGAATCTATCAAGATGCAGTTCAAGCCGCCTGCAAACTGGAAGTTCTATAAGCAGCCGCCTGCGGTGCTTGAGGTTAAAGATCCGATTACAGGCGAGCTCGGTGTCGAGAACCCGCGCACCGGTGTGGTCGAGCTCTATCGCCTCAATCCAGATGCTGAAAACCTGCAATGGATGGGCGCTAATCCATACCTGCCAGCACTTGCCGGTAAGCCGCGTGACCAGATTGACCGAGATTTTAGAAACGTCTCACGGCCGGCGCGTTCAGGCACGCCGCGCTATCCAATGTTCGATCGGGCAATCCATGTTTCGAAAGTGGCGCTGCAGCCATATGAAAGCCGACCGATTATCCTTGGCATGGACTTTGGACTGACGCCGGGTGTGGTGTTCGAGCAGGTCATCGATCGGCGCTGGTACACATTCCGCGAGCATGTCGCAGATAATGAGGGGGCAGAGGAACTGGCCCAATCAATCCTGCGTGTCTTGAACCAATACTTTCCGTTCTTCCGCGAAACCGGCATAACCGCTTATGGCGATCCGCAAGGGGGCTGGCGTCACGGCAATAGCTCGTCTGCCCAGAACACCTCGTTTGCAATTTTGAAAGCGTCCGGCATTCCGGTGACAGCGCCGGCCAAGAAGGATAAGCCAGAACTGCGCATGAACATTGGCCGAAAGCTGTTGCGTGAAGGCATCAATAATGGCCCGCGTGTGCTGATTGATCCGGTCTGTTTGAGACTGATTGAAGCGCTTGATGGCGGCGCCACGATGAAGACGATGACGAGACCAGGCGGCGTCGAGGTCAAAGAAGAATTGAACAAAGACCAGCACTCGCACATCTGTGAGGCGTGGGAATATCCCAAGTGGGGCTATGGCGAAGGCCGCGACATGATCCGTATGCCAGAAGGCTCGCGCGGAACAGGCAAGCGCACCAATGTCAGCACGGCAGGGGTCGGCACACCGGGGCGTAAGTGGTCAAGGGTATCGCGCCGTGGTTGAGGCTGAAGATCTTCCAGCAGAGATCCTGAACTGGAACGTATTGTTTCTGCGCGGCAACCGTGAACATTGGTGGGACTGGTTGACGCCGCCTGAGTGGCGCCATGTTTGCGCTTATGGCTATGCTGGCAACGGGCAATGGGTTGTCTATGATGTTGCCGATATCCGTTCGCGCATTTGTGTTTTGAGCGATTTGCAGTTCGATCACTGGCTCAATCACTATGAAGGCCGCATCAAAGCTGTTGTGCAAATCCCGACAGGCCAAGGCGGCGGCATAAGCGCCCGTTTGGGCTTTTGGTGCGTCACTGCAATCAAGCATTTAGTGGCCCTGCCCTCAAGTGCGTTGAGGCCAAAGGCCCTTTTTCGCGCCCTTAAGAAGCATAACGGAAAGGTTATTCTTCACGATGGTGGTCAAGGCTAAAGCCCCGCAAGAGAGCGCAGACGCAAAGGCCGCGCGCGAGCGTGCAGAAGCCGCTGCTGAGAAAACCCAAATCGGTGAAGTGCGCCAAGGCGTAACGGCAGAGACCGCAGCGATCCTTCGCCGCTTTGGTATTAAAGCAGCGATGGCCGGCTCACCGGGCGCGGCATCATTTGCAAGCGGCGGTTTCGGTGGAAGCTCTGGTGGCTCAGGCAATCCCGGCAGTGTCAGCGTTCCCGGATTCAGTGGCGGCGGCGGTGGTGGGACAGGTGGACCGGGTGGCCGCAGTGGCCGACCGGGAGGCGTTCAGCAATACTGATGGCCGCTCCAGAACAGACAGAACACGACAAAAAAGTGATCATGCTGGCCCAAGTGGCGCGCAATTCGCGCAACCATTTCGAAGCGGCATACAACACGTTTTTAGATCTGGCACTGCCGATGCGTCAGCGCATTGGTGAAGACGCGACAATCGACAATCCCCAGACGCCAACGGAGCAGGACGGTATTTTTGATACGACACTGCAAGAGGCTGTCGGGGATTGGGCGTCTGATTGCTCTGATGAGTTCACCCCGGGCTATAAGGCCTGGACCACGCTTGAAGCTATGGGAGGGACAAAGCAATTTACCAAAGCCGTTCAAGACCAGATCCTCGAAGAAATCGAAGCGCGCACCGAAGCCATCTATGGCAAGATACGCCAATCCAATTTCGGAGAGCAAAGCCAAGGGGTTTACGAAGACCTCGCCATGATGCCCTCCGGCCTCGATATGCCGTACACAAAGTCCGGCGAAAAGCTCAAGTTCGAGCATGTGCCGTGCGCGCAGCTTTTGATCATGCCTTCGCCGTTTGGTGGCCCGGGCGACAGATTTCGCGAACGCAAAGTCGCCATGAAGGACTTGGATGCGATGTTCCCGAAAGCGGGCTTCGATCATCTTGGTTCGAAGGAAGCCCGCTCGCGGATAACTGAAGCGGTCACGGTTCTGCAAGCCTTTACGCGCGAATGGGAGAACCGGTCTGAAGAAGTCTGGACATACGGGCTCTACGTTGAAAATCGCCGTGTTCAGGATCTGGAAGTGACCCGCGGGGCCGGCTCTTGCCGCTTGCAGGTTGTGCGTCCTGCTGTGTCAGCGCCAACAGCTTATGGTGTTGGCACGGCAAACAAGGCAATCCCGCCAGCCCGCACGCTTGATGAGCTGGCTTATCTGGAACTGAAGCGCACCGGTAAGGTGGTCGATCCACCATATATTTATGCCGACGATGGCACGATCAATCTCGAAGGCGGTATTGAAGCGGGGGATTGGCTTGCCGCTGGGCCGGACTTTAAAGTTGAAAGCCTTGCCCCCAACAATGATGGCCGTGAAGCGTGGTTCAAACAAGAGGATCTGCGCGCGGCCGTTCGGCGTGCATTGTTCCAAGACAAGCCATATCAGCGCGGCGACACACCTCCGACAGCAACGCAGTGGATGGATGAGCAGGCCATGAACGCGCGGCGCAAGAGCTTCCCGCGGGAGATCGGAAGAGCGTCG